TAAAGTCAATACAATTTGGGCGCAAGGAATTAATCTGTGATAGTGCAGAGCCTAAGTCAATAGAGGAACTAAGGCTGCAAGGTTTCAACGTGCGACCTGCTGTTAAAGGTGCAGATTCAATCAAGATAGGAATTGACATACTCAAACGATACGAGATACAAGTTACAAAGAACTCAACTAATTTAATCAAAGAATTAAGGGGCTACACTTGGGAAAAGGATAATGAGGGAAAACTTACAGGCAAACCAATAGATAGTTTAAACCATTGTGTTGACCCGATGAGATATGTAGCACTCTTAAAATTAAATAACCGACCAAGTGGCAAATATTCAACAATTTCAATCTAAACTTATATTTATAAATAATGATAGGCAATTACAACCAGTTAACGATTAAGCAGTTTTTAAAAATCAAACTAATTAGCGAACTTGAACAAGACCCACTTCACAGAAAGGTTTTGATATTGAGTGAAATTAGTGGGGTATCAGTTGATGAAATCGAAAGTATGCCAATAGGGCAAATGATTGAGGCATTGAAAGGACTTGACAAGATTGAGAATTTACAAGCGGATGAAAAGATTAAATTAAAATTCAAAGTAGGTGGAAGGAAGTTTATTGTTAAGTGGAAAGAACAAGAATTAACGAGTGAGCAATTCATTGATGTTAGTCACTTTTGCAAAGAACCTGAAAAGATATTGAGTAACATACATAATATACTTGCTTCGGTTTGTGTGGAAAGGAATTGGTATGGTAAAGAATTAGGCTACAAAGGCGATAAGCATAAAGAGGTTGCAGACCTATTCTATAATGAGATGAAAATATCAACTGCATATCCTATCATGCTTTTTTTTTGCAAATACTACGAGGCATTGCAGCAAAATATCCTAATTTATTTGGAATCGGAAGCGAACAAGGCGATGGAGAACACGAAGGAACTGATGGAGAAATTCAAACTTTTAGAACCAAATGGGGATGGATTGCAAGCATAAACGACATTTGCAAAGATGACCGAACAAAATGGGATTACTTTTTTAGGATGAATGTAATTGAGTTTCTAAATACGATGACTTTTTATAAAGACAAAAGCGAACACGATAAAGAGATATGGACAAGGCAGCAGCAGCAGCAATAGGAGCAAAGTTTGGGGAGTCAATTAAAGACTACACAAAAGCAAGTGAGAATATCATTGAGGCTATTGTTATGGAGCATTGCAACGAAGGTATAAGGCTAATGTCTAAGCAGATTAAATCAAAGGCACGAACAGGGCAAGCGAGTACATTGGCAGCAAGTATGAGTAATATGCCAGTTAGGATAAGTGCAACTAAGTTTCAAGTGAACACGATTACTACTGAGTATTATGCTGACTTTGTTGATAAGGGAGTAAAGGGTGTAAGGAACAAAGGCAAAGCACCTAATAGCCCATATAGTTTTAGAAACTTAGGAACATCAAAGGCGATGGTTGAATCGTTTAAGGATTATATCGCAAGAACAGGCAGCAAATCAATGAACAAAAAAACATTGATAAGAAAAAATAAGAAAAAACAATCTGACTTGATAACTAAGGAAGCGAAGCAGATGGCAGTAGCAACTAAAATAGGAGGTATAAAACCAATGAATTTTATTAGCAAAGCAGACAATCCACAAAGGACAAAACAGCTTGCAGCAAGTTTAGCAGCGGCATTAGGAAAGGCAATGGCAAAGAATATAAAATTATCAATCAATGGCAATTAACATCATATCAAATCCGAATAGCGTAGTGAGTGCATTTAATCAAATGGCTTTCAATGTGAGTTCAACACAAGCAGGGCAAAGTAATTTTAATTTTATAGCCGATGTTTATGTGAGTGGAATAAACACCGCAGTTAGTCGAATTGCAATACCTAAACAGCCGAGTGTGAATACTTGTTTAATTGATGCAAGTCCAATATTAAAGAACTATGTTAAAAATGATTTCTTTAATGTGAATAGTAGCTTTAATTATTGCGAGCCTAACTTGAATAGTCGGGTAAAATATTATGTTCAATTTGGAGAGTTGTATGATGTGAGCGGAGTGCCTACGATTTACCCTGACCTTAGAAGATTTCCAACATCAGGAAGTAACACCGCAGTTAATTCTATATTCGGATTTGAGCAGTTCAACACTAATGTTTGGAATGGGTATGATGTAAGCGGATTCGGATTTTTAACTGAGATACCTGAACGAATAACGATTGAGCAAGGTCAAGAATTAAGATTAAGTTTTTATGACCCTAATAATGTCATAAGATATTTATGGGTAGATGGTATTTATGAAGATTTAATCAATGCAAATAAAGTAAGTGGAGAATTTTTATATAACGTAAATGTCAAAAACTGCTTAGATAATATTCTTGTTAATACAATAGGAACACACACAATAACACTTGCTAATAGTTTTGTCACAGAAGTTAAAACCATAACCATTGAAATAGTCGCAGCGTGTTCTAAGTTCGATACAATACGTTTGCATTGGTTAAACAACTTAGGTGGATGGGATAGTTACAACTTCACAAAACAATCCATTAAAGCAATGGACATTGACCGCAAGCAATTCAAAAAGATGCAATCGATTAACTACTCAAAGAGTGATAGGCTAAAGACTAACTACAACACAACCATAATAGACAAGTTACAGATTAATTCAGATTGGATAAGCGATGAAATGGCAGACTGGTTTCAAGGTTTGCTAACAAGTCCTATCGTCTACTTAGAAAGGGGAGCAGATAACTTTGTCTCAGTTAATATCACCAATTCAGAATACCTCATACAACAATATTTGAATGGGCGCAAAATTCACAACTTGCAGTTAGATATTGAATACTCATACAACCGTTATACGCAATCGCAATAATGCAAAAAACAGAACTAAAAATATACGCAGATAGCAAGTATTTCAATGTGGACTTATTCGATAATGAGCCTATTGAACTAACTAAGTCTATAATTGAATTGACCGAGCCTGAACAAAGAAAGTCAGACTATACAAAGACCATCAACATACCGGGAACAGCAAACAATAATTCGATATTCTCAAACATATTCGATGTTAACCACTCGATATTGAACGGAGATAATTCTAACTTTTATGTGGACTTTGATCCGAGAAAAAAAGCTAATTGTATTCTATATCGTGAAGGCATACCGCAGTTAAGAGGCTATCTGCAAATGACTTCAATCAACATACTTGATGAACAAAATATCACTTATGAATTAGTGGTTTATGGCAGGGTTGCTAACTTATTTCAAGATGTTGGAGATAACTTATTAAGCGATTACGATTTCAGCGAATACACTCACTTGTGGACTGAAACCAACGTAAGAAATTCAATCAATACATCGATTATTATCAATGGAGTAACTGCAAATTTTCAATTAGGTAGAGGTTATGTTTACCCACTTATTGATTATGGCTTTGATAACAATGCACAACAGACTTATAATGTCGACCAACTATACCCCGCAATTTATGTCAAGACTATTTTAGACAAGATTTTAAAAACACATGGGTATAGATACGAAAGCACAATCCAATCAAACACATTTTTAAATTCAACCGAGTTTAAGAGATTAATAATTCCTGCAAGTGGAGTTCCAAGATTAACATCAAGTCAAATAATAGATAAAACATTTGTGGTTGATAGGACAAGCGATAATAATTTAGGAGCAGCAACTACCAATATATCTAAGTTAATTTTTAATCGTACTAAACAAGATACAGACCCTGCAGGTGTAGCAGCAAATCATTCATCATGGGTAGTGCCAACAGGAGGAGGAGGAGTTTATAATTTTGTTTTAAAATTATTCTTTAATATTGAGTTAAATAGTAGTGTTACTTTGCCAAGTGGTTGGTCTGTTAATTTTTTTCTTTTTGCTTTTATTCAAGATGTAAATAATAGAATTTTAAATACAAATTTCGTAAGTCAAGAATTTAATATGGGTTCTAATAATAGGACTTTAGATTTATCTTCAATATGGCAAACTGATAACAAGTTGATTTCTGATGGTGATGAAATATTTGTTAATTGGGTTATAACAGGTGTAACTTTAAAAGATAATACTGGTGCTTCTTTAATATCAAGAACACCAAGTGACTTAAATATTATCATCAAAACAGGAACAGAATTTTACGACATACCAAAACCCGAACTATCAGAATTTTCAAATGTCAATCCGACAAGCGCACTTCCTGAATTAAAGGCTAAAGACTTTCTAACTGCATTGATTAAAATGTTCAATCTATACATTGAGCCAAATCAATTAGATGATAGATTATTAGCGATTGAGCCAAGAGATATTTATTATAAAGATAATTTAATAGACATAACTAACAACTTAGATGTGAGCAAAGACTTCATTCAGAAACCAATGGGCGCATTAGACTTCAAGCAACTTGAATTTAGCTATGCAATGGATGATGATTATTGGAACAAAGATTATACAGATAAGTATAATTATAATCATGGATTTAAGAGGTTAGATGTTGAGAATGATTTTTTAGTTGAAACAAAAAAGATAGAATTACCATTTGCACCAACTCCATTAGCAAAGCCAACAACGGATAGAATTATTCCACAGATAGTTTGGTGGAAAGACCAAAATTCAGTTAATGGTAGGGTAAATAAAACAGCAAAACCGAGAATATTATATTATGGTGGTTTAAAGTACACAGGAAGACCTTTAACTATTCACTCAAATGGAACACCACAAACAAACACACAATATTCTAATTATGGTTATGCAGGTCATGTTGACGACCCTGCAAATCCTAACTATGATTTGAATTGGGCAGTATCACAAGAAATTTATTACACAATCGGAGGTCAAACACCGATTACAATAAACAATCTTTATAAAAGATATTGGGAAAAATACATCAAAGAGATAACCGACAAGGACAGCAAAATTATAGAGTGCTATATGTACTTCAATAATGTTGAATTGCAAAACTTATCTTTTAGAAACCTTTATAAAATAGACCGCCAATATTATCGACTTTACAAAGTTGAAACAGACTTGAATAGCAATGAGCCTGCAAAATGTCAGTTCTTAAAACTAAAGAATATCAACGTACCATTAGCAGATCAAGTATTAATTAATGGAGGTTCAGAAACGATAATAGGCGAGAGGTACACACCGATAATAAGTCAAACACCAAATCGAATTGATGTAATAAATCAAAGAGAGAATTACAGCATAGAGATTCAATCAGCAATTGGTATAACAGATTATAGGATTGAGCCTAAATCGCAATTTATAAAAGTAAATAATAATGTGTATTTACCACCTGCGAATGCTTCATTTGATTTCGATAATAACAAGTCGATTGAGATTAAGATTTACAATAATCATAACGGTAGTATTAGAGTTTACACAACACCCGATGCACATCATAGTGTAGCGAGTAATTCAGGAATAGTATTTTATTCAGATGGAACAAATTGGTATCATTTATAAGTCATGGCAGAAGAAAAAGTAATATTAGAAACAGAGGTTAAACTCGGTAACTCGACCAACTCCGTTAAGAGTTTAAAAGCAGAGTTACGACAAGTAACAAATGAACTTGCAAACCTTGAAGAAGGGAGTGAAGCGTTTATACAAGCAGCTAAAAAAGCAGGTGAGTTAAAAGATAAAATTGGAGATGTAAAAAACACGATAGGTGCATTTAATCCTGAAGCCAAATTTAAAGCATTAGGCGATGTTGTAGGAATAGCAGCGAATGGATTTGCAGCGATGCAAGGTGCAATGGCTTTAATGGGTTCTGAAAGTAAAGAACTAAACAAAGTAATCGCACAAACTCAAGGAGCAATAGCATTAGCCACAGGATTAAATGGATTATTGGGTATGGGTGATGCCTTCAAGAACTTAAAAAGTGTTGCAAGCGATGCGCTAAAAGGTATTAAAGGTGCAATAGGTGCAACAGGCATAGGACTAATAGTTGTTGCAGTTGGATTACTATATGCGAATTGGGATAAGGTATCGAAAGCAGTTAAAGAAAGTTTTCCAATCTTCAATAATATAGGTGCAATATTTGACAAACTTCGTGAGATTGCTTATGGCACAGGCGAGGTTATAAAGAATGCAATATTAATGCCTTTTAAAACTATTGGGAAAGCAATACAAGGTGACTTTGCAGGTGCAGTTGAAGAAATAAAAAACGGATATAATATTATTGGCAATTATGAGAAAGGTGCAGAGAAAGGTCGTGAAGCGAATAGACAAGCAGCAGCAGATGAAAGACTAAAAAATTTAATTAAAGAAAAGGAAGATGAACTTGAAGTAAACAAGGCAAGAGGAAAAGATACATATAAGGAAGAATTAGCACTCAATAAACTAAAACAACAAGCAGCAAAGGATAATCAAGAAGAATTAAAAAAATTAAAGCAAGAGGAAAAAGTATTAAATGCAGGTCATCAAAAATACTTAGCAGATAAGGCAAAAGAAGACCAAAAAAAGAGAGAAGAGGAAGCTAAAAGAAAAAAAGAATTTGAAGAGAAATTAATTGAAGAGCAAAAAAAACAACAAGCAGATTTAATTGCAAGAACTGAAAAGGAATATCAAGACACAAATAAATTAACAGATGATTTTTATAAGAAGAAAAAATTAGAATTAATTAAAAGTGGTGCAACTGAAGAGGAAATAAAAAAAGGTCAGCAACAAATTGAGATTAAAGACCTAGAACAAAAAATCCAAAATGCAAAAGATTATGGACAAAGTACGGTTGATTTAGAACTTCAGTTAGAACAAAAAAAAATAGATGTAAAAAAAGATGCTGCTAAAAAACAAGAAGACATTTTAAAAGAAGCTGCTAAAAATGAAAAGCTAAGTGCAGAGGAAAGATATGCAGCATTAGATGCATTAAACAAAGCAGGTGTAATATCCGATAAGGAAGCAAGTGATGCAAAATTAGCAATAGTAAAGGCGGAGAAAGATGCAAGAAATGCAGCATTAGCAGAGGGTGCAAATGTATTAAATCAAGCATCCGAATTATTAGGTAAGAATACAGCCGAAGGTAAGGCATTAGCAGTTGCATCAGCAACAATCTCAACTTATTTATCAGCGCAAAAAGCGTTTGAATCATTTGCATCTATTCCAGTCTATGGTGTAGGTTTAGGTATTGCAGCAGCAAGTGTAGCAGTTGCATCAGGTTTAGCAACTATTAATAAAATATTAGCAGTTCCAGTACCAGGCGCAAGCGGTGGAGGTGGTGGCGGTGGTTCAATGCCAAGTATGCCCGCAGCACCTGCAATGCGACCAACAGGATTCTCAACAGGGCAACCAAGTCAAACACCACCAAAAGTTG